GGGACTCTGAGAGGGATGCATGAATACGATACCTGACAACATCGATTTTCAAGTTTGGTACGACATGATGGAACCCGCGGTCATGATCAGGCCGGCACGGGATATCGTCAGAGAGGCTATTGCGCTATTGCAAGCCACGCCACCGACGCCGGTGGTTGTGCCTTGGCTCAAGCTGCGAGACTTATTCTCATTCCGCTCCTGCGAGGTCACGGTTTATGCTGGCCAAAACGGAAGCGGCAAATCGATGATCACGACCATGATCGCACTGCAGTTGATCGCACAGAAGCGCAACGTCCTGATTGCAAGCTTCGAGATGAAGCCGACCACAACTCTGCAGCGCATGGTGCGGCAATTTGCAGGCACGCAGTATCCAAGCGTTGAGGACTACCAGCGGTTTGCGTCTTGGGCGGGCAATTATTTGTGGTTTTACGACAGGCAGGGTGACGTATCGCCAACTCAAGTCATCGGGGTTTGCAATTATGCAGCCAAGGAACTCAAGATGCAGGACGTGTTCATTGATAGCTTGATGAAGTGCGTTAAAGGAGAGGACGATTACAACAGCCAAAAGGATTTCGTATCAGATTGTACGAATCTAGCCCGCGATACAAACCTGCATGTTCACTTGGTGCATCATATTCGGAAGGGCGCCACTGACGAGGCCATGCCTCAGAAGGTGGACATGAAAGGCAGCGGCTCTATCGCCGACCAGGTGGATAACGTGTTCATGGTTTGGCGCAACAAGAAAAAAGAAAGGTTGATTGAGGCTGGCCAACTTGTTGAGCCAGATGAACCTGATGCGATGCTTTTATGCGAGAAACAACGTAATGGAGAAAACGAACCGCGGTTAAGACTTTGGTATGACCGCAAGTCCCAACAATTTGTGGAGAAATCCGGTGGAAACCCCTACCGATTTGATTCCGATTTTTGAGGTCACGCTACCGTGGCCACCTACCGTGAATCTGTACTGGCGGCACAAAGTCACTGGCAGGCTTGCAACCGTGTACGTTTCAGCCGAGGGCAAGCAGTATCGCAAGGCGGTGAATGACCTAGTGCTGGAGGCCGCAATGGTGCAGCGCTATGTTAAAGCGGCTGGCCCGGTTCGAGTAGTAATTGAGGCTTTCCCGCCAGACCGCAGGAAAAGAGACTTGGACAACATCCTGAAATCCCTGCTTGATTCACTGACGCATGCAGGGGTCTGGGAGGACGACAGTCAGATTCAGGATCTGAGGATTTACAAAGCAACGATTGCTGGAATGGTGAAGGTGAGGGTATACAAAGGGGATAGCGATGGAAATTGAGAAGGTAGTCGATCCGCATAAGGCGGTGGACTTTCTGTTTGAGCACGCCAACGCTTACGCTGCAGCCAAGGCTTTGCGTATCTACACCGAGGAGTTTCGCAAGAGCAAGAAGGCCATGCTCATGAAGGAAAGCTTAGAGACCGCAATCGGAGCACAAGAGCGTGAAGCCTATGCGCACCCTGAGTACGTTGAGTTGTTGAAAGATTTGCAAAAGCACGTTACTGAAGAGGAAACATTGAGATGGAAACTGACCGCAGCGCAAGCAAGGATTGAGATTTACAGGACTCAACAAGCAAACTTGAGGGCCGAGGGCAAGGCAACAATATGACCAAAGACGAAAAGCAGCATCTCAACAAGCTTTCGGCCATTGGCTGCGTGCTTTGCCACCTGCAGGGCACGCCTGGCACGCCGGCAGAGATTCACCATCCGCGCAAGGGAACCGGCATGGGACAGCGATCTAGCCACTACGACGCCATTCCTCTGTGTCCGGAGCACCACCGCGGTAACACGGGCATTCACGGCATGGGTGTGAAAGCGTTTACTAAGCATTACGATATTGACGAGGCAGGGCTGCTGCATATCACACGCCGGCTACTTGGTGCTCAACAAGAGCAAGCCTACGGATGGAAGGCGTGAATGAGTTGGCTTTATTCGCAGGCGCTGGTGGAGGAATTCTTGCCGGACACCTACTCGGATGGCGCACCGTCTGTGCAGTCGAGTGGGAGCCGTATGCAGCTTGCGTACTTGCCGCCAGACAGAATGACGGCATTCTCCCGCCTTTCCCGATTTGGGATGACATTCAGACCTTTGACGGCAGACCTTGGCGAGGCATTGTTGATGTCATATCTGGCGGCTTTCCGTGCCAAGACATCAGCGCAGCAGGCCGAGGAGCTGGGATCGAAGGAGAGCGATCAGGCATGTGGCGAGAGATGGCACGGGTGGTTGGCGAAGTACGACCACGATACGTCTTCGTTGAGAACAGCCCAATGCTCACTGCTCGGGGGGGGGCAAGAGTTATTGCAGATCTTACCGCGCTCGGGTATGACGCGCAGTGGGATGTTATGGGAGCGGCAGACGTTGGTGCGCCGCATCAACGCGACAGAATCTGGATTGTGGCGAACACCAGATACTGGGGCAGGGGGGATTTCAGGGATTTTGAAGGATGGGAAAACGCATCGTTCCAATGGGCAACCTGTGCAGATTCGCTTGGTGGATCAAGTAGCAAACAAGAAACTTTGGCCGACCCCTACGGCTCGCATTTGGAAGGGGGGGGGGAGAAAGATGATTCGGGACGATGGCAAGAGTCGGGAAGATATGCTCGATTGGCTTGTAGAACAGAATGGTGGTCGATTGAACCCAACGTGGGTCGAGTGGCTGATGGGGTGGCCGCTAGGGTGGACAGACTTAAAGCCATTGGAAATGGACAAGTTCCAGCAGTGGCAGCAACAGCATTCAATTTGCTCGCAACCGCCATTTGTCGGGCAGACGAACGGTAGCACACAAGTGGACTAAAAGCGTGTAGGATTCGAACTGTAGTAACCAACAACGTAACCCACACGGAGCAATCAAATGAACACATTTTCAATATGTTTGTCAGACAAAAAACGAGTCAAAAAAGTCGTCGCACTCAGTTTTGATGATGCGGTAGAAGCGGCGATTGGAAAAAGATTTTTTAGTGCTTCATCATATTCATATTACAAGTCCGGAGGCATAACTGTTCTCAAATTCTTTAAAGTCTTGGTTAAGGACCCTGACGGATTAACGTCATATCGCACTGGCAAAAAACTGATTCGACTCAAACAAATCAGTGCAGAAGTCTCAATAAGCGCGTAACGCAAAACGACGGAGAACATCATGGAACACAGCATCAAGGCAGAAAACTACGACAGGGTTTCACTTAGCGAGCACGATGGAGGTTTGTGGATGACCATCTGGAAGGTTGGCGCTCACGCCAGCGTCCATCTCAATCAGCAGCAACTGCAGGAGTTGCATCAGGCAATCGGCGAATACGTGGGGGACTCAAAATGAACTATGACTTTTACCTAGACCGGGAGCTTGCTCGATATAACGACGATTGCGAGCAGGCAGAAAGGGAAGAGCAGGAGTTTGACCGAGAGCCTCCTCCCGATATAGACTACGATTGGTAGACTCCTGTCAGGCACGAGCCTGTTTGCCCCGGCGCGATGCCGGGGTTTCTTTTTGTGCAAAGCTGTAGTAAAATCAATCAGTTAAACGAGAAATCGTTTCTGCGCCGCGACAAAAGCTTGCAGGCCGCGCAACAAAACCTTAGTATCGCCGGATCATATGTCACTGAGAGATTGTGATGAACGCTGCAAAACCCGCGCCGCGCAAAACAGGCAGGCCAAGCAAGTACACGCCTGAGATAGCCACCAAGATCGTAGAGCAGCTAAGTGAAGGCATACCGCTAAGAGAGATATGCAGACAAGAGGGTATGCCGGCTTGGCGAACCATTTACGATTGGATGTACCAGGATGATGTTGCTGGGGCGGCGAGCGTCGGTCTTTCCGCAGCAATCGCGCGAGCCAGGGAGATCGGCCAGGACGCAATCGCTGAGGAGATCTACCGCGAGATGATGCTGGAGCCGGAGCGCGAGGAGCGTGGCCGGATTGATCCAGGTTACGTTCAACTGATCAAGGCCAGGGCAGATATCAAGCTTAAGCTGCTAGCCAAGTGGAATCCCAAGAAGTTTGGTGACCGGGTGACCATGACCGGCGACGCTGAGAATCCCATGCGCCTGCAGGCTGACGTATCCATCTTCGACGCCATGCTTAAGAACCTAGAAGCGAAGCGCCAACTTGGGGACAAGTGACCTCGAGACGCTGCTGAGAGACCCGCAGGTACGGGCAGAGTACACGCGCTTGCCTGCTGACCAGGCTGCAGCTTGGGCGTGGCGCATGATGTGGTTGACCAAAGCGCTCGATCACCAGATCCTTCCTCATGGCGATGACTGGTCGATTTGGCTGATGCTAGCAGGCCGCGGCGCTGGCAAGACGAGAACGGCTGCTGAGCAGATCGCCTGGTGGGCATGGTCCAATAGAGCCACGAGATGGCTCGTAGCGGCTCCAACTTCATCGGACGTGAGGGGTACATGCTTCGAGGGTGATAGCGGCCTTCTGAACGTGATTCCGCCCGTCTTGGTGGCAGATTACAACAAGGCGCTGCACGAGCTACGCTTAACAAACGGCAGCTTGATTAAGGGCATACCGGCCTCGGAACCCGAGCGTTTCCGCGGCCCACAGTTTCATGGAGGATGGTGCGACGAACTTGCAGCATGGGAATACATTCAAGATAGCTGGGACCAGATCCAGTTTGGCATGCGCTTGAAGCTGCAGACGATGAAGACGCGGATCATTGTCACCACTACGCCTAAGCCGCGGGACTTGATCATCGACCTGATTGGCCGCGAGGGCGACGATGTTGTGCTGACCACTGCAAGCACTTACGCCAACATCAACAACTTGTCCGAGAACTTCAAGCGGCAGATCCTAAGTTATGAAGGCACGAATTTAGGAAGGCAAGAGATACACGCTGAGATCATCGACCCCGAGGAGGGTGGCATTGTCCGTAGGGAATGGTTCAAGTTGTGGCCTGCGGACAAGCCACTGCCTAAGTTGGAGTACGTTCTCCAAAGCTACGACTGCGCGTACACCGAGAAGACCGTTAACGACCCGACAGCAAGCATCACATTCGGCGTATTTAAACCCAACGACGGCGGCATGTGCGTGCTCGTGATCGACGCCTGGCAGGACCGGCTGCAGTACCCAGACCTCAAGCCAAGGGTCATCGAGGAGTTTGAGATTGTCTTCGGCGAGGGCAAGGAGGCCAAACGCGTTGACCTGGTGCTAGTCGAGGACAAGGCCGCGGGCATCGTCTTGATCCAAGATTTGCAGCGTGCGCACATTCCGGTGCGGTCCTATAACCCTGGCAAGGCTGACAAGATCCAACGCCTGTCAATTGTCGCCAACATCGTCAAGGCCGGCAGAGTCTGGGCGCCCGAGTCCAGCAACCGCGCAGGATTTGTCCGCGACTGGGCTGAAGGCATGGTTACGCAGATCTGCAGCTTCCCAAGTACAACGCACGATGACTTCGTGGACGCGTTCAGCCAGGCTATGAGATATCTGCGAGACGCCGGCTGGCTGAGTATTGATCCGCCGCCACCGGACGATTACGATCCTGAAGATTATGTGGACGCCGGTATTAAAAGAGATAATCCGTATTCTGTGTGATGTATTATCCCGCGCAAATGGGAGCCAATGATGCCGAACCCTAAGAAACTGCTTGATCTACTGTACAGCGCCGCGCCGCCTGTGAGTCGCTTGAGCATGGGGCACAAGGACGTAACCAAACGCGTGCCAAACCTCACAGAAGCGATGAAAGCAGTGCAGCGTGGTGAGATATCAGTTGAGGAGTATTACAAGCTTGTAGACGCTTTAAAGCCCGTCTCGCCCTATAGTTTCGTGCCCAGCCCGGTCACCGCTGAAGAGGCGCTGGCCGCACTTAGTAGAGACAAGGCAGAGACCTTTAACCGCACTGACCTGCTCACGCCAGGCGAGACAATTCTAAGCCGGCTAGACATTCCTGCTTACTCTGGTAAGGGCGCATGGGTAACGTCGCAGCATAGGCACAAGCCGCCCAAGGGTGCGCCTCGTACCATTTACACGCCAACGATGGTGCTCGAAGGTGAAACCAAGATGCTGCCAGGCACAGGAGCAGCTAAAAAATATGCAGCAGGTGAGGGCGATAAGTCATCGTTTGCAACCATGCGAGGCGCTTACAAGCCAGTTTCTGATGAAGATGCCGTGGAAATGGCGCTTGATGCGCTTCGCCGCAAAGAATATGCGCAGATCGGCTACGATCCCGAGCGCCGCGGCCACTTCTATGACCGCAAGACCATGCAGCCCATCATCGGCACTGAGGAAGGCTTGATCCAGATCGGCCCGCTCGTGCTGGGCAAGAAGCCGGTCTATGGCGATCCTGGCGACTTCGAGTACAAGGACGGCGGTGCAGTCCACATGCAAGACGGCGGCGACCCTGCAGAGCAAATGTTTAACTTCAATCCCATGGCAGCGCAGGCCATGCGTCAAGAGCGCATGCGCAGGGAGGCTGAAGAAGCCAAGCGCTACAAGAGCGTGATGGGTACAACGCCACAAGACTTGCTCAGGCGCGTAGAGCCACCGCCAGCCGAGATGTCAGCGCTGCCACTATCGAAGACGCCGACTACGCTTGATCGCTTGGCTCGTTCAGGTCTTGAGGCTCTTGGCATGCCCAAGCCCAGAGCGCAAAGCGTTGCGAGCAACGTGAAGGGTGCCATTGAGATGCTGGTGCCTGATCCTGAGCGCATCTACCGCGAGATGTCGGAAGCAGCAAAGGAGCGCGACCCCTTAAAGTTTGGCCTGGCTAATCTTGAGGCTAGCCTGGGTTATATGCCATTTGCCAAGCCTGTTGTCGGTGCCGCAAAAGCAATTGGAGCAACCGCACTGGATGCAGGCAAGGTAGCGGGCAGGGAGATGTTGCGCCCCATCGACCAGGCCATGTTTGGTGAAGGTCCGCTTGCGGGAGCATTTAGCCTAGCTGCACCATTACAGGCGGCTCCTAAGATGCAAGCGCCCGTCTCGCCGCTTGGTTTCTACAATCCTGTCGAGCAGGCAGCGCTTAATGTCCAGCGTAAGCAGGGACCAGGTCAGGCGTTCTTAAATGAAATTCAGCGCGGTGAAAATGTCAACAAGGAGTTCCTGCAGTCTTCTGGTCTTGCTGAACGCCTGGCTACTATGCCAAACGTGACGCGTGAAGAAGTTCAAGCAATGGTTAAGGGCAGCGTGCCTGAGGTGCAGCAGGTTGTGCTGTCAGAGAATGTAATTCCCACTTACGCAAAGCAGTTTACGGATATACATCACCCTAATTTTGATCCAGAAAATGCCGCGCATCGAGCAGAGGCAATAAGACTTGCTGAGGCAAGTTATGACATGAACATGCGACGCGATAACCTTGATGGCGCAGAGTTTGCAGCGGCTGCACTTGATGATTTACAGGCTTTGAATCAAAGGTATAAAGCCGGATCTTCAGAGGCTCAAGCGCTTGCCAAATATGGCGATTACACTATTCCTGGTGGCGGGAACTATCGGGAAATGTTGCTGACATTGCCAGAAAAAAAGTTGACATCTTTGCCGAGCGGTTATCGCGTCCAGCAATTTGATCCAGATCCATTGTCTCGGGTAAAGAGCGGTTTTAAGGTTATTGACAAAGACGGAATGGGTGTTGGTTGGAACCGAAAAAGGCCAGATGGCCGGTTCAATACAGAACAAGAGGCAATTGAGGGTGCTCTACAGACTTTCAATGAAGGCTCCGTATTTAGAGATGCACGAGGCTCATTTAAGTCAAGCCACTGGGATCAACCCAACGTCATATCTCATATCCGCATGAATGATCGCACTGACGCTGAGGGTAAGAAGGTGCTATTCATTGAAGAGCTACAGTCTGATTGGGCGCAAGAGGGCAGGAAGAAGGGGTTTGGCGACAATGTTGCCAAGGTTCGGGAACTAGTCAAGCAACGAGATAGCCTTGCTGATGACAGTCCCGAACAAGAAGCGATTCAGCAACAGATTAACCATCTTTTATTACAGGATAAAGGCGTCCCGTTAGCCCCCTTCGTACAAAACACCAAGGACTGGGTAGATCTCTCACTCAAGAACATTTTGAAACGTGCCGTTGATGAAGGTTATGACCGCGTAGCATTTATCAACGGTAAGCAATCCGCGGATCGTTACCAGCTAACAAAGTACCTTGATAAACTTGAGTTTATACGCACCAGCGGCGGGATCGCTCCGGGTCCTAATGAGCTTGGAAATGGAATGCTAATCGGCTATGACAAGAGTGGACATCGGATTATTGAGGAATCAATCAATGACCCGGCAAAGCAGTTGCCTGACTACATCGGCAAAGAGGCCGCGCAAAAGATTCTTGAGCAGAAGCCGCAACAGGGACGATTTGGCGGCATGGGTGCGTCAGTTCGCACGCTACAGGGCCAAGGCCTTGAGGTTGGCGGCACCGGCATGAAGAAGTTCTACGACGAGATAGTGCCCGAGCGAGTACGCAAGCTTGTAGGCAAGAACAGCCTGCGCGACATCCAGTTTGAGGACAAGACCGTTAAGCTCCGCGAAGAGCTTGCCAACGCAACCCCTGGAAGCTCTCGTTACCTTTACCTGACCGACAAGATTGGCCAGCTTGAGCGCGAAGCCGAGCGTTATGGTGCTGTTGGCAACCAGCTAGGCTTTGACATTACGCCTGAAATCCGCGAGAAGTTCAGCCAACCCATCCCCTACAAAAAGGGCGGTTCAGTCCGCATCTCTGACAACCCTGACACGATGTTATTAGAGCTTATAAAGGCGCCAAAGTTTCAAGATGGCGGCGGCATAGACTTTGCATCCGTAGATCCGAATGTTCCTACGCAGCCGGAGTTTGCGCCGTTTGTGAAGCAAGATAGGCCAAGCCTTGTGCCAAGTACTCAACAACTAAAAGGAGCATTTGAACGCCGCGTCAAGCCTGTCATAACTGAAGCCGAACATACCGCGTTAAGAGGCGGTATCTTGGGCGATATTCTACGGGCTTATGGCAAATACTCAGTGCCTGTGAATCAGGCTGCGTTAACCGCTCTTGGCAGGCCAGCAGCGCAAGAGTTTCCGCCGCAAGAGCCGCCAGAGATGACGGTGCCAACAGCGTTTGAGCGCCGCGGAGACTTAGCGCAGCAACTGTTTGGTAGCACGATTGGCGATCCTGCAAACTTGCTTGATCCTGGTTTGATGCGCGGCATCGGCGCTGGCGTTAAGGCTGTAGGCGCTGGTGCCCGAGCGCTCAAGCCATTCGCTACAGATGTAGCAGAGATGGCAAGCGAGATGGCCATGAAAGGCGTGCCAGGCATGGAGGGTACAGCGCTACGCATGGGGATGCTGCCCAAGGGGAAGTCATTCCCAGCTAAAGCTGCTGATGAAATGATTCAGCCAAGCGCTGCGCCAGAGCCTATCAGTGAGGATGCGGCTGCGCGAGCGATGAGCATCAGGCCTGAGCAGCTTGACTTGCCCGCCGCTGAGGTGGTGACTA